ATCTTCAGCCCATGAGCCGGATGAGTAGCCTCCTACAAGCCCTCGTGGTGCGTTTAGGTATGGTAGGTAGCCATCGTGAGACTTATTGCGCTCAGCGCCCTCTCTGATCGTTCTAGGGCTAGTATCGTAGTTAGAGTTCATTAGAAGTCACCTCTGTTTAGTGATTCTGCCTGTCCGTGTCTAGGATCGTCTAGCACCTCGTCCAAGCCCTGATTCTGCTCCTGCTCACGGTTGTGGTACGCAGCTTCCTCATACTGTCTGACCATTGCAAAGTATGAGTCTAATAGGTTGGCTTTAGTTTCGTTATCTGCTCGTGAGAAACTTATTACTAACCGTGCTGCCGCTAACTGGAAGTCTGTGATCATTTTATGCTCCGCATTGTGAAAGGTACGATGTAAAGGCTATAGCCATTACAATAATAATTATTATAAACCACGGTGTAGGCTCGAATGGCGGGCGCTTTTGGCGTGGGAAAAACTCGTCGTATTTACTCATTTGTATCTCCTGTAGTCAGACTCAAAATGAACCTGATGTAGAGATATTATAGAGATGTATTAGAGTTGTCAACTATATTTACAGACAAAAAAAGGGCCACGATTTCTCGCAGCCCCAAAGCGCAACTACCAATTACGCAAATTAATTGTACATCAGAAGGGAGTTTCGTCTGGCATATCGTCAAAAGGTGTCTTGTATGGGTCTGTAGCAGCCATATTCCTAGAGTCATGCTTTACCGTAGCATCTGATTCCTTTCCCTTGCCTAAGAACTGCACCGTATCTGCCGCAATCTTGGTGCTGTACTTAGTAACGCCAGACTTGTCCTCAAATTTATCTGTTTTCATTTTGCCCTGCACATAGACTTGTGAGCCTTTATCTAGGTACTGAGCGCAGATTTCTGCCAGCTTGCCAAAGGTAGATACGTTAACCCATTCTGTACCTTCCTTTGTCTTGGTTTTCCAGCCACAAGCTATAGAGAAGTTTGTAACTGCATCTCCATTGGGAGTTACACGAGTTTCTGGTGCTTTTCCAAGCCTACCTATAAAACTACATTGGTTTAAATCTGATGACATTATTTTCTCTCCAGTTGATTAATTGCTTCTTCTACTTCACTTAGAAACTTGATTGTTTCGATCTCCATCTTAGCTATTAGGTCGTTATCTCTCTGTAACCGCGAGATAAATAGCTGTAAATGCTCAGGTACTCTAGGGTCATAGCTTACAAAATCGCACCATTCAGCACCCGTTACCCACATTTGGCACTGCATCTGATTAATGTAAGCAGCAGGTGGCTTGTTATCGAGTCTATATCCTAGATGCGTCTGGGTGTTAGGACACTTGATCTCGATTAACGCATTAACACCACTGATAATGCCATCAGGACTAGCTCCAAGCCACTTTATCGTAGGATGAAAGCAGAACTCTGCCTCGTCTACAAAATAGCCTGTATCGGCCTCGTAGCGTATTCTGGCAAGAGGTTCATGGTCAGTACCCCACTGCATCGCAGCATTGTTAAAACTGTCAGCTACTTGACCAGAAACACGTTCTGCAATGATCTGCATCCTGTACTTCTGTCGGGTAACAGCTTCTCCTGCCTTACCCTTTGCTAATACATCGCTCATCCTAGACGCAGTTACATGGCCTAGCCGTTGTGCAAACCATTCTGGTGTCCCTTGAGCTATCATTTTAGAAAGTACCTCCCAATGACTTTACCGCTATCGAGCCAGACATTCTCAGTGTGTATGTTATAGCCCATGCAGCGCAAATCATAAACTCTAGCTGATAGTCTCATACATTGAGCCTCTTTCATTGCATCCAAAGAGGTTAAGCGCCGCTTCTTCTTTAGTTGCCCTAGTAGCCAAAAGTTCTGTGATGATGGACTCATGCTAATTCTCCTTTGCGTTTGTTTTTAGAGTTAGCTAGACGGATCGTTGCTTCTGGATTGCTCTTAAACTTATCAGCAGCCGGGAAGTAATTAGTCTTTAGCTCTTCTATTGTTTCGCTAGACTCAATTATTCGTATCGATACTAATATCTGCTCTTCTATCGCATCGTCATCTACCTCAACTAATGGCAAATCTTCACCAGCGTAGATATATAAGCCGATGCCATGCAGTGCAATAGCCTTAGCCAGACATCTCTGCATTGCCGTGTTTACATCCATTGCAGAAGGATTTTTAATTGCCTTGTTTTGGTAGTCTAAGACAGGTAGCTGTGCAGTCATTGTTTTGCCAAACGCTGTGACACTGCAAAAGACCATCATCGTCTCGCCAAACATCTTTGGCTCTCCATACTTCCAATTTGCTGACGGATCATCTTCCAGCAGATAGTGAACAGCCCATGCCCAAGAGAGGTATGTTAATTTTCCTTTCTTCTCAGTATGTTCGTTTACATTGATTTGCCGGAGGTCGCTGTAGAGTAACTTAGTCATATCATATTCCTTTCATATATGGCAAAATGCCACTTGTATTATAACTGAGATTACGAACTATGATAGAACTAAATTTACCCTACCCGCCAAGCGTAAATACTTATTGGGGTTTTCGTGGATCGCGGCGGTTTCTGACTAAGACAGCTAATGACTTTAAGCTAATAGTTAACCTTGCCGCTAAACGAGCTAGGTTTGGTGACGATAAAGTAGGTCTGGAGATACTGCTCCACGCACCTGACCGTAGGCGCAGGGACATAGATAATGTACTCAAGCCGCTTATAGACGCTCTACAGGCTGCTGGCGTGTTTGACGATGACTCGCAGGTAGACCAGTTGATGGTAGCGCGTGGCAGCGTGATTAAAGGCGGTTCGTGCGTAGTAAAAATCAAATCTTTACAAGAGTAGGAATCTGATCTATGCTTCTTACATCGGGATCGCAATCCGATAGCCAAAAGACACGATTAAAAATGCAATCAATCAGTTTTCTGCGTGGTGAAGAAAGGGTTTATATACCTTTGTCTGTCTATGGTCTGTGTTCCTGTCGGGTTGCTCCCGGCCTTCACCACACAGGGAATTGATATGAGAATCTTATACGTAATAAATGGATGGAAAGATGCGCCACATTGCTGGAAGCATTACATCTTTAGGCCAATCCAAGTAGACAACACCCCATGCTATATATCAATAAGCGTTTTCGGCTTTATTCTTTTCTTTGGGGATTGATATGCACTACTACAAAAGAAATCTAGGTGACTACGCAAAAAAGGCTGGCAGACTTTCTCTGCTACAGCACGGTTCGTACACGGTCTTGATAGATTCGTGCTATGACCGTGAACAGTTCCCTACTTTAGAGCAAGCGATTGAGTGGACTTGGGCAGACTCAGTAGAGGAGATTGAGGCTGTTAAGTTTGTTTTGCGTAAATTCTTCATACTTGAAGATGGTATTTATGTACAAAACCGCATTCGTGAAGAAATTGCTGAGTATCACGAAAAGGCTAGTATAAACAAACGAATAGCAATTGATCGTGAAACTAAACGAAAGGAAAGCAACACGAACCGTGAACGAACCGTTGACGAAGCGCCACCTAACCATAAACCATTAACCAAGAACCAAGAACCAGTAACCAATAACCAAGAACCAAGAACTAAGAACCAAGAACCAAGAACTAAGAACCAAGAACCAAAAGAATCTAAGTCAAAAGAATTGCGCGAGACGCGCTTAATTATCCCCCCCATTCAGATTCCTGATTGGATTCCTGTAGACGCATGGAATGACTTTGTAGACTCTAGGAAGAAACTTAGGAAGCCTCTGACTCAAGGTGCTATAAAACTGGCTATCTCTACTCTGAGCAAGCTAAAGTCTGAAGGCAACGATCCTAAAGAAGTTATTGAGCAATCAATCCTGAGTGGTTACAGTGGTCTGTTTCCAGTCAACAGGGGTAAGCAGTCAATTACAGACCAGAACCGGGCCGTTGGAGAAGCATTCAAATTAAAACTACGTCAACAAGATCAACAATCACAAGGAGAAACCTATGAACACGAGTGAAAAAGAGCAGTTTACTGACCTGATAATCAATATATTTGAGATATACAGCATGAAGATAACGCCAGCTTCCATCATGATCTGGTCTAACTTGATGAATGGCTACCCGTTCAGCAGTGTTAAAGACGCACTTCTTAACCACGTTCAACACTCAGTATTTGCACCTAAACCTGCCGACATGATTAATTTTATTAAAGATCAGGATGGCAGACCTAGTGCAGACGTAGCGTGGTCAATGATTCCCAGAAACGAGTATGTTAGTGCCGTACTAACTCAGGATATGCTTACAGCTATGGCAGCAGCCCAGCCATTGCTGAATGAAGGCGATCAGGTTGCAGCTAGGATGGCTTTTAAGGATTCATACAACAATCTGGTAAACGAAGCTCGTAATAAATGTACCCCTATAGCGTGGTTTCCTAGTCTTGGCGATGACAAGAATGGTAGAGAGTCAGTCATTACAGAAGCTATCAGGCTTGGTCGTATAACTGAGGAACACGGTAAGAAAATGCTACCACATATTACAAACTGGACTGAATTGATGAGGTTGTCATGAACTGGCCTGTAGGTTCACAGTACGCAGACCTGACTGGCAAAGGGTCGTTTGTCGGAATAGCTGATGAGATATTTAAGATTACGACACTTAACCTAAAGAAAAAGCAGTCCGAAAGTATGCAGAGAATCATGCGAACGGTCGAGATGCGTGACTACAAACGAGAGAGTAGAGAGCGTCCGACTAAGCGTATGACAGAGGCCATGAAGTCTATCGTTAAATACATCAAAGCTAATCCCGGTGTAGAACGTGCCGAAATCTTAAAAGTAGTCTTTAACTTTAGCGTTATATCTCCGTCCAGCTTAGGCAGTAATCTTAACTCTCTGATTGCTCAGAAGATAATAACCAGCAACGGTCGTACTACTAAACGTAAATTTTATGTAATAGAGGCAGAAAATGACTGAGACTATCAACATATTCAAAGCCCTAGACTTCATACGCGACAATGCAGAAGCCTATGCTCAGGCAAAAGCCAACCTGCTGTACCTGACAGAGTACCGCAAGACTAAAAAAGCACTGCTTATGATCGAGTCAGACGCAAAGACAGAAAGTGCCAAAGAAAGTTATGCCTACGCTCATGATGAATACATTGAACATCTAAAAGCCCTAGCAATGGCCCTACAAGAGTCTGAGAGGCTGCGTTGGCTCATGGTGGGGGCAGAGGCTAAGATAGAGGTTTTTCGTTCACTGGAGGCTTCTGCACGACTTGAAATTAAATCAACATCATAGGAGGACATATGCAGCCAGTTTGCGAATGTTGTAATCAAAAGATCAGGAAACTTAATCCACATCGAATGGATAAGCATAAGGTTGAAACCCTAGAGATGATGGGTAAAGCCGCCCTACAAGGTGACGAATGGATACAGGCGCAAGCTGGTAGCGGCATGAAGGTAGGGAACGCAATGCTACGCGCACCTTATCGAGTTCAAGCCCATGTCAGTAGGCTGGTATGGTTTGGGCTTGCAGAGCATGGCCCACACAGATCAGGTAAATACAAAATAACCCCGGAGGGAATAGGCTTCTTGCGTGGACTTGTTAGCGTTCCGGCGATAATCCATTGCAGGGACGGAGTGGTTTATACTCGCTCAGATAGGCAGGTCTTTATCGGGGACGTTAACAACGTCCTTCTGGATAAGAAGTATTGGGACGATTATTGGAAGGTTCAGATTTGAGCAAGAAAAAAGACTACGCAAGGGTAGCTGAGATTGGCTGTATCTTGTGCCGACATCGCGGGGTGTATGACACTCCGGCAGAGCTACATCACATTAGGAACGGTGGTAAGCGAGAGAATGCGCCAGTTATACCGCTATGCCCAGAGCATCACCGGGGTGCTACAGGAGTGCATAATCTAGGCTCTCGCGGCTTTGTTCGAGTGCATGGCATTAGTGAAGAAGAACTATTGAGCGATCTAATATTTCTAATAGGATAAATATGAATAATAAATTTATGAGGCGTTTTAGCTACCACGAATGGTTGATGATCGGCATAGCCGTTACTCCGATAGTGGTGATCTTGGTTATCGTTGGGTATCTCATAGGACTAATATTATGAAAAACAACAGTGATAACAGAGATGAATTAGCAGCAATGGCAATGGTAGGAATTGTAAGTGGTATAGGAAGGGTTGTTTTTAATAGTACAGACTGCACTATGACTGCAAATTCTGCTTACAGAATAGCTGATGCAATGATAGCTTGCAAAAAGGGTTGGCCTAAGCCGGAGGTTAAATGACTGAGTTACTACTTTGGTTAACCATGACGGTGTACTTTGAAGGTCGGAGTGAGCCTAGTATTTGTCAGCAAAAAATAGCCAGCGTAGCCTTAAATCGCATGGGGCCAGACGGTGATATAAAGAAGGTTATCTTAGCTCCATACCAGTTTAGCTGGGTTCCTGAGAAGATGACTAACGGCGTACTGAGGCCAGAACATAGACCTAACAAAGAGTCGGCAGCATGGTTAAAAGCAGAAGAGTCTGCTAGAACTGCGATATACTCGACGGATGTTTTTAGGGCCACTCATTTTCACGCTATAACAGTCAATCCTAAATGGGGCAGGCCGTTCTATAAGACCTGTGGCGGTCATCACTTCTATCTATGACCAAATTCTGCATGCAATGCAATAAGCCCGTCTATGTCATAGATAAAGACCTGAGCGAATGGAAGCCTATCTATAACAAGCTAGGGAAGGTAACAAGAAGGATTTGCCCTGCCTGTGCTGCTGGTAGGAAGAAGTTTGACTCTACAGGCGTGTACAAGAAGTAGTTATATCAATTTATATACTAAAACAGGTATAACTACCTAATTAGCGACTGCTCTTTGACCCATTCTTGGAGACTGGAGAGAGTGGTAGAGTTTTCGTGGCAGATACCGTAATTCCTGATGACTGTTTCGAGAGCGTCTGTAGCGGTAACGGATTGAGCTTTAACGGTGGTCTCATCAGAATCTCTGGTGGTGTCGGAAACCGCATTGTAGACGGCATTGTTGTGGAGCATCCTCCAACCGCCAGACAAATTAACAGTATCTTGTACATAGATTGGTATCTCCTTTATGATCGTTCTGCTCTTTCCCTGCACGATTTGTACTCTGTCCACATACTTTGTGACCGTTTGATCTGAAACCACAGCCTGTTTGATCCCTGTTTCAATGCTATGCCTCTGCGCCTCGATTGTAGCCTCATAGCAAGACGATACTCCCCATTTGTGACCAACGTATAGACCAGCAGAAAACAATGCAGCAGCGAGCGTTGTACAGATAGCAATTTTACTACTTAGAGATAGTGCCTGTAATCCAGCCCATATCATGGTTTGAATGTTCTTTTACCAGACAAAGGCTTACGAGTAGAAAGATGACACCAGTTTGGAGTTGATGCACTTTCTTCTCTGTACAAATCATACTTAATTAGTGCGTCAGGCTTCTCGTCCAGCCACTTATCTAGGCACTGGTCACGATCCACTATGTCTATTGCCATTCCTAGCTTATGTGCTGACTTTGACGAGCCTGTTGTAGAGGTTGGTAGCCTAAACCCGCCATCACCGCCTTTACTGCCTGAGACTAACGTACCTGTAACCTTATTGATCTCCGGCAATTCACCAGTGTCAGTTGTATACGCAGCTAGTAAGTTATTCACGCGGTATAGTAAAGTTAAAGCGTTGAGATTGTATTCTGTGGGATGAGGCTTATCGCCAAAATAGTCCTGTAGGGTAATCATTTAATGGCCTCAGAGGTGTAAAAGCGAAGCACCAGATTGCCTGCACTACTAATAAAGACCATAACGGCATACGCTATCGGTGGGATGACTGCAGAGAAGGTCTGTGCAGCAAGCTCAATTATTGCCAGTATTAAGACTAATAGCCCATTCAGCCACAGAGTCTTAGACTGCCGCTTGAGCTTCACTTATCTGCTTTGGTGTCGAGTTTCTCAAACAGCTTCTCTAGCGTCAGATCAATCTTATCAAAGCGGCACTGTATGTCATCTTTGCGGCTGTAATGCGATGGTAAGCAGACTTCTATTCTTTGTATGTCTGTCTTGAGTCTCTCTACAGCATCCCAAAGAGTTCTACAGAGCCAGCCTACTGTTGCTAATACAGCACCAGCACCAAGATTAATAAGAGTCTGAGCATCCATTTATACCATCCAAATAATGAGTCCAAGAATGACCAATACTATCAGAATAGTGCGCTTAGAGGACTTAATTATGTCAAGTGCATGGTCTACGGTGGAGTCAACCTTAATGATCTCCTCGTCTATCTTCTTAACTAGCTTCTTCATTCTGGGTCAGCAGGTTTTTCAAGTTGAGGAGCAACCTGAGTTCTAATGTTTTCAACTAGAGCAGATACATGAGCGTATGACATATTGCCAAGACCGTTCATTATCAGGTTAATTTGTTCAATGCTTAGTTCTAACTTAATCATTTATATCACCACGGTAGAGGAGGAGTTGTTATCGTAGGATTAATCTGTTCTTGAATCTGACTTTCTATATTAGCTTCAGTCGCAGCCTTATCAACGATACCAGACCAGCACCAGTTAAGAACTTCGTCCTGAGTGAGCTGGTCATAAGGAATAAAGTCTGCACCTTGCTCTAGGGTGAACCCTGCTGTCCCATAAGCCGTTGCTGTATAGTCGCCATCAACTCCATTGCAGCGCCAAGCAGCGGTCACTACAACGTCATCCTGACCATCTTCTAGTGGCTTAACCCACATCTGTTCAATTATCCAAGTAATTGTCGTTGCCATTTATATCTCCTTAACTTAAACGATACATAATATAAGTATTTGCAGCGGTTCTGCGTAGTCTAAACTAAGCAGAAGTTCCTATAGCAATAACCTCATCAACCACTACCTTCTTAGATTTGTCTTTAATATTCATATGTCACCCAAATTACCAGAGAATCATTATTAATATTCCTGCGGCAGTACCTAGCCCCCAGAAGATCAAGTCTAAACGGCTACCCGGTCCAAAGTCATACCATGCCCTATCTTCATCATATCTCTGATAGATTTCTCTGACCAAACCTGTCATGGCACTAATCAGAGCAGCCATCCAGAGTGAGGTAATGAATGAGAATAGTATGACTAGAACTAGAGCAACAATGAAATGTGCCGGTTGATCTATGAACTCTTTGTTGATGGTCATGCTTCAAGTGCTGCAATGCGTACTGCTTGTGCATCTACAATTGCTTTAAGTTCTTGAATGGAGGCAGTTAGTAAGGCAACTACTTTAGATTGGTCAATAGATTGATATTTTGGGTTTCCATCTAAATCTAGTTCATCTTTAATACCAACAACTGCATCAGGACAAATTTCTTGTAATTCATGTGCAATAAAGCCATTTGCCGCAATACCACAATCTTTCCATACATAAGTAACAGGTTTTAATTTAGTTACTGAATCCAACGCATTTATGAATGGCTGTACATTTTCTTTTAAACGATAATCTGACGTAGCTGTATATACTACAGCAGACGTTGTGCCAACTCTTGAAATACTTCCGCAAGTAGCCCCATTCGCCCTAAATATAGCAAAATCGGTTGCGTTTATATTATCTGTTGTGCTAATAGTTAGTCCGTTAGAGCCAGAGAAATAAGCTATGGTTTGTTTTGCCGAAGATATTGTTGCCGTAGTCCCCACCAGCACATTACCGCTGGAGTCGATAGTTAATCGAGTTGCGGTGTCATCCGTATAAGTAAGTGTCTGAGCCTTAATGGTTAAAGGTCTTGCATTGCCACCGGGTTCATGCGCCCAAATTTGTCTACCTGAAGAACTGCGAAATGTAACTAATTCAGTGGAAGAGTCCACATTTACAGACAACTTACCGGCAGGACTACTCGTCCCAATCCCCACATTACCGCTAGCATCTTTTACCAATCCACCGTTACCAACATTCAGTGTGTCTGTAGTTGCATCACCCAGTATAGTGTTACCAGTGGTTGTTAGATCAGCCGCGCCTACTGTACCTGTGAATGTAGGTGAAGCAGACATAACTACGTTGCCCGTACCCGTCATCGTGTTGCTTACTAGACCCTTAGAAGCGTCTGTAAATACAGGTAGTGAAGCGGTTAGACTTGATACTATTGGCTGCGCTGTGAAAGTGCTTACACCAGTTACACCTAGAGTTCCTGAGACTTTAAGATTGGTAAATGAGTTGCCGTTAACCAATTGGAATCTAGTGCCGTCATAGATAATCTCGACCACCTGACCTGCAACCATGTCTCCAGCAACCAGAGCAGTAGTACCAGTCCTAGTAATTGCTTTAGCACCAATACCGTCTACATTGATGGTTACCGCGCCAGTATTCGTGTTGGCAACTAAGAAGCTGAATTGGTTTCCTGTGGCGTAAGCCGTCAGTGCTGGTGAGGTCGTGCCTGTTATGGTGTCAGTCCCCGCCGCCGTGATGAATGTTGCGCTACCACCCTGAACCTGATCCAGCCTAGCAGCATCAGAGGCAACAGTACCAGCGGCAAGATTCGTGATCTTAAACGCGCCCATGCCAATGTTGGCGGTAGGAGTAGACTGACCATCTTTAGTCAGCGCTGTAGTCAGACCAGTCGCGAGATCTGCCGTTAGATTGTTAAATGTTGTACTGGAGATGGTTGTACCAGTAATGACTGGTTGCCCAGCCGTGTTTATTGTGAATACCCCGCTTCCGTTATAACTCATTACTCACCTCCTTGAATTTGTCCTGCTCCAATACCAGTAGCACTTGCTCTACGCAAACGCTCTGCCGCTAATCTATCCATCATAGGTTTTAGGTTCTGTAACTCTTGCTGACCGCCCTGACCACGCATCATAAGCAGTCTAGCCATCTCGTCTCTAGTGGCTTCTGGCATCCGTACCTTGTTCCACATCCCAGCTATCCCTCGTGCGCTTCCAGCTATTGCAGGTAGAGCCTGACCTGATCCTATACTTGTAGCTACTTGAGCGGCGTTAGATATTGGCTGCGTGTCTAAGTCACCAGCGGCATATAGTCTTGATGCTGTCTGGCTACCTCTACCTACAGACTCCAGCTCTTTTAATCTAGCCTCTCTAGCTACATCTGCTGCAAATTTCTTGTAGTCGTTGCCAAATATCTCTTTGAGTTTTCCGCTAGTAGCAGGTTCTTTCCACATTTTAAGGAGAGATGTCTGACCAGACTCAGTGCCTACCTTGTCTCGCAAAGACTGTAACGCTCCGACCTTAAAGGCTTCTACTTGGTCTTGTGTCATTCCCTTCATCATATCAGATACGCCAATAGCGTCTGTTTTCATCGCGCCACGCCCTGATTCTACTGCATCCTGTAGTTGAGCTGGGCTTGAGAAGGCGTTTCTAGCTTGTTTGTAGATAGAGCCAGCCTCGTTCTTAGGAGATAGGTCATCCATCTTGTTAATAAGAGCAACGCGCAAGCTATTGTAATCATTGCTTATATTAGGGTTATTTATTTTGGCATCCTTACCTAAGTCATATAGACTTCTCTTAATGCTATCTAGCGCAGCAAAAGGTATATCATCTCCAGCCTTCAGAGCAGATATGTTAATTGGCACTTCTCGTCTAAGTTTTGCTGATAATTCTGCGCTTCCATGTGCGCTATCGGAAGCCTTTAATAGACTATTTAACTCATTGTCTACACGAACGCTCATACCTTCTAGCTGCTTGTATAGCGGGGCTGCTTCAGTAGCTTTTCTATCAATTAAGCTCTGTATGGTGTTTTGGTATTCAGCACCCTTAGTACCTAGAGATTCGTTAGCAGCAGCAGATAATCTACCAGCGCGACCAGACTGACGCTCTCTAATTAGTCCTTCTGCAAGTTGCTTTGTTCTGCCCGGCAATGTAGCCAGAGTATCAAGTAACTGTCTTGAACTAGCGCCACCAGCATCAGCTATCGTAGCCTCTGGCCCTAGCTTCTGCATTCTACGAGCAGCCATGTCTGAAGCATTCGTTAAAGCACCCGGAGTCTGTGCTAATGTGCCTCTAGCATCTCTGCCAAGAGCCTCTGCCAGCTTCTCACGCGCTACCTGACCTGCACTACCCTGAGACATTCTCTGCGCTATGTTGCTTCCTACAGCGCCTATTCCTGAGCCTACACCACTTAATGCTCCACCAGTTACAGCACTTAAAGCGCCGCCAGATAGAGCGTCCCGGCCTAGACCTTCTACATCTTGAGCAGTAGACTCGCCGACTCCTTGAGCCGCCCCATATCCAGCGCCTACTTTTGCTGCTTGCAGAGCTTTAGCTAGTGTTGTAGCTGTACGAGCCTGCCCGCCGGGTATTAAAGCCAATGGCAACGATGAAACTCCTCTAGCTACTTGTGAGCCTATAGGGTAGTCCTCTTCATGCTGCTTAACAGCGCCACGAATGTAGTCACGACCAGACTCATAGCCCGGAGTGTATCCCTTTCCTTGTAGGGCAGATAACGCACCAGAACCCACTCCAGCGGCCTCATCTAAGAAGCCTAGTGTTGGGCCTTGCAATGCGCTTAAAACGCCACCAGTGAAGCCTCCAGCCTTTCTACCACTAGCCATAGAGCTAGATTCTGATGGCTTTTGTGAATAAGCAGAATCTGACAGATTACCACCATCTATATTGGCAATAGCCTTGCCATGTTCCTGCGTAGCACGTTGATGCACCTGCTCTGGTGTTATATCGTCAGGTACGCCAGCATATTGATGCGATGTGCCATCATCAAAGGTAATCGTTATATTTCTTGGCATATTATTGCTTCCAGTTAGATACAGTTGTGCCTGTAGGAAGTGCGACAGCGGCGCTGCCACCTATAATAGGTTTAGGTGATGCCATTGATTTAAAGTCCATTGGCTCTGCACCATATTCTTTTCTCATAGTGTTTATAGCAGTTTCGTGCTGATCTCCAGCGCGTTTACTAAGTCTTATTAGCTCTCCGATTCTATTTTTAACATTTTTAGTATCTCCCAAACTACCCATAAGTTCATTCATTGCTCTTTGAGAATCACCCTCTGTTTGTGTACCAGTGTTTAAACGAACAACATCGTTTCTCATTTTTTCCATTGTGTTTAAAAAACTAGAATACTTAATGCTTTCTGGCGTAGAGTTTCCAAACTTGTTTTTTAATTCATTTTCTAAATTACGTCTTGGCCCAAGAACTAATCGTCCAGTTTCTAAATCTTTCAATACCCCGGTTAAATCTGCTGTTATTGAGTTAACAGAAGCTCTTTTATCGAGACGGTCTTGTTGCGCTTCAATACCTTTTGGTGGAAGTTGAGGTTTAGCTTCAGCGGTTTCCTTTCTTTTCTGCGCCGACTCATCTCTAAGAGCTTTAAATTCACTAGCTCTAGTGTCTATATCTTCCTTTCTCTCTCGCTGCCTTGTTGCTTCCGTAATCGCTTTCTCAGCAGCTCTAGCCTCATTCTGTGCAATAGTATTGCCTTGTTCAATCTCAGCACGAGCATCAGATGCTATACGTTCATTTGGATTCATACGGTTTTTCATAGCGACAGCAAGACGCTGTTGCGGTGAAAGTGGTGTTGAGACAGTTTGTGGTGTGCCGTAATTCGAAGGGCTGTTGACGTAATCAGGAGAATAACCTTGACTGACTTTGTCATTATACTGCTCACCATATTCCTTAAACTCATTCTGACTACGTTCGCGTTCGGCAACTAACTTCTGTTCAGCAGCAGCCTTCTCACTAGCATACGACTTGTCCATCCGATTCTGTTGATAGCCAGCAAGAAGAGCAGCAGTTAGCTTTGCAACGCCCTGCATTGGGTGTATGTCAGCCTCAATACCTTTATAACTAGCACGTTCAATTGGTGCAGCAGCCTGCTCCTGTAGCATTCTGGCGTACTGATTCCTCCGATACATATCAGCAACATCTTGTGAATTGAAGTTAATGAATTGGTTATCTGCCATGACGTATTCTCTCTAAATTATTTTAAGAATGCCACAAGTTTGCTACACTAACATCCATTGGATTTAACATATTGTTCATCATTCCAAGCTGAGCCAATGGTTTTTGTCTGCCCATCTGAAATCCGCTATTAGCTTGAAATCCACCACCGGGCGCACTGTAGTTTTTATGAACTTGCGTAAAAACTTGTTGCTGTTGAGGTGATTGCGTATCTTGTACTTGCGGTTGCGCTTGTTCTGCTGGTTGCAACATTTTTACTAGTGCCGGGCCTTTTCTTGGATCATTATCTGCTGCTTGTTGCAACATTTTTGCTAATACTGGGCCTCTGCCCGGCAAAGCCTTTCCAGCCTCTAATAATCTTACCAGAAATGGGTTTTTACCAATTTGCGAATCTCCGCTCACGATATATTATCCTAAAATACTTTAAGAATGCCACCAGCACCCTTTACAGCGCCGCCTAAGCCTTTGCCTAACGAACCTAAGCCCTTACCTAAGCCCTTACCAATTCCACTCATTGCGTCACCAATACCTATACCAGCCCTTGTTATATCTCCCATCATTCCGCGCTGTGCTGACATAGGTGCGCTTGGCCTCCATCCCATCTCAGAGCCACCACCGGGTGCATTGTAGCCTTTCATAATTTGACCAGCCCGTTGCTGCTGTGGAGATAATGCTTCTGTTGGCCTGTTGAAGCGATCCATATCACCATACTGCATTTGTTGGTTAAATGAATCAGAGAGTTGCTGACTACCAGTCTCATCTCCACCAAGACCATACTGCCTAAGTCTTTCAGCTAACTTCATGCGGTTTTGTTGTCCTACTCCAACGACCTGTGGATTAGCCATCTCACCCGGCTGCTGCATCTGGAAATTTACTATTCTGTTTGCCATAACTACCTCATTAGCTCAACGATTGGAATGATTGTACCCTTTAATTTGCTCATGTTTAACGCATACTTATCATATAGTTCTGGATGGTTAACTTTAGTCCATTCAACCCTATCTGCTGAGTCCTTCATAAAGCCCGTGCAGTCATAACAGTCAAGGCTACTATGGTTTAAGCTAAAGTGTTCGGGCAGTTGACCGCGCTGCGTTGCCACAAAGTCTAATACCTGTTTGCCAGTCCACTTCTCTATAGGCTGTATGTACTCAATGCCGTCTACAACTACTCCATGCCTAGACTCGCTTTTAAACGAGTCATCATTACGCTGACCCTTAATTAACTGAGTTATGCCTCTCTCTTTTACTGCATTAAGAAGTGGAACAGCTATATTCTCAGTGCAGCAGTTTAAGTAACTTTGTATAAGGACAGGTTTCTCACCAGAAACACTCATTCCATCTAATGTGTTGTTTATTGGCACAATGTCACTAGGTATGCCATTAGCGTCAATCTGAGCTTGTTGATCTACATTAATCTCAATGAATTCGACCGCTTCTGCTCTAATCTCTTCTACAAGAGCCATCGTCTCAGGATATGTTTTTCCAGTGTTAACAAAAAACACAATAGGGTTCTTAGCTTTGTATAGATACCAGCAAGCTAGAGAGTCTTTACCACCTGAGAAAGCTAGTCCTAACATTAAAATGCCATCATTCCAGCGCCGCCAAGTGAGCCTAATGTACTCATCATGCCGCCCATTCCAGCATTTTTAGATTGTTGCTTGAGTGCGTACTGATCCATCTGACCTTGGAACGTATCTTGTACGCCTTGATAGATCGGAGCAGCCGCAATATTAGCGCCTTGATAGCCTTGAAACTGCGGCATCTGTATTTGTGATCCACTCATTAAGCCCGTGATCTGGTTTAATGGCTGATTACGCAGTGCAAGTTGCTGATCTAAACTCTGTTGCTGCGCTGTATTGCCAAACTGAGCCATACCTAGTTGCTGGTTAAAGTTTTGTGCAGCAGCAGCGTTCTGAGCAGTTTGTGCAGCTAATTGATTCTGGTAGTCTTGTTGAAGCGCAGTGTTACCCATGCCAGCATTCTGCAAAGCAGCGTTAAACTGTGATTGTTGCGCTTCATTGCCAAACTGCCCCTGAGCCTGAGCCTGTCCAAAACCTTGCTGATTCATCATCGCATCAAGATTGATACCTTGTGCAGCAGCTTGTAGCTCTAAGTCGTTTCTGTTCTGGCCCATAGTACGCATCTCATTCTCATAAGCCTCGCCACCAGTGACTAGACCTTGATTAGCAAGACGCTGCCTTGTTGCATTCTCATTCTGTGTTAACTGAGGCTGTAACCTAGACATAATTGCTTGCTGACCAGTCATCCCTGCGTTAACAGGCATTGCGGCTATTCCTGACGTATCTATACCTTGCTGAAAAGTAGGGCCAGCTACAGACCTCTGTGCGCTTCCAGCATTGTATGTGGCTTGGTTAACTGGTGAAACTGACTCTGCTATGCTTGTATCAATGCCCGGCAGGTTAGGATTAAACGGCGTACCTAGTATGGTTTTAGCTTGTGCAACACCTTGCTGACCTAATTCTGCAAGCGATCTCTCTACACCTTGCTGAGCATTTAAGGTAGCTTGAGCGTCTGGTGTTAGACTCTGACGAACAGTAGGTATATCACCCTCGTAGCTAATAGTCTGACTGCCTAATGGCCCGTAGATGTTAGGATTACCTAACTTTGCTGTAGCCCTAGCAGCATCTACGTTAGCCGCACCTTGTGCTACGGCAGCGCCAGCATAGTCTGGTACTGGTGGTGGTGCTGGTGATTTCTTACCCATACTTGCCTCCTAAAAATTTACATTTATCTTTCAACAGCGTAAAAAATATCATATCACCGTTACTTCTCTTTATTCTAGCCTCTTCAGTGAAGCCCATATTCTTTACTAGCTTAATGCTTTTATCGTTCTCTTCAGTGATCGGTACTACTATTTTCTCTACGTTACACACTATAAACGGGTAGTTAAATATTGCAGCTATGAATGTCTTATTCATTCGCCCTGCTACTGCAATATGACAGGTAATGGTGGTGTCCATAAAGCTCTCGTAGATCACCCCTGCAACTATCTGTCCTTCTCGTTCCAGCCCTATAGCTGATGAATTGCAATGATACTATCCTGTGGTCT